GAAGGGCCCGGGGGCGGCCGATGCGCTGGACTCGCCCCCGGACCCAGCCCGACCAGCTACCGGGTCAGGAGCCGCAGGGCCCGCTGCTTCGTCGCCTCGCCCCTGCCGAACCAGGCGGAGTCGAGCCCGCCCTCGGTCAGCCGCGAGCGGAGGCGCTTGTAGTTGCCCATCCGCGCCCGCTGGTGGTCGACGAACTCCGTCACCGCGTTGAAGGCGTCGACTGCCGTCTCCCCGGCGTTGCCGCGCCCGCTCTCGAACAGGCGCCGCAGCTCCGAGCCCTTGCACTCGAAGATCGTCCGGCTCCGGCCCTCGGAGTCGGCGATCCGCTTCATGGCCTTCTCGACGTCGTCGAGATCCGTCAGGAGCCGCGCCGCGAAGCCGTCGAAGTCCTCGCCGGACATCGGCGTCTCAGCGAGCCGGCGGTAGACCTCGATCTGCTCGTGGAAGGAGCGCTCCGCCATCCCGAGCACCTCCCGGGCCTGCTCCAGCTTCGCCTTCACGTCGCCGGAGTGGCGGATCGACGCCTCCGCTTGGCCCTCCTCGCCGAGCGCCATCGCCGCCGTGTTCGCGCACACGACGCGGACGGTCGTGAAGCGCACCCGGAAGGTGCTGGACCCGTCGAAGGTGTTGTACAGCAGCAGGAAGGGGGCCAGGACGTCCTTCGTCCCGTCCCGCAGGGCCCGCGGCTCGAACTGGCCCGCGCACTGCGCCAGCGCCCAGATCCGGCGCCCGCCGTGCAGGGCCCCGGCCGTGTGCCAGCGCGCCGCCCCGGTCTTCGCGAGCGCGTCGCCGAAGTCGAAGACCTCCTCCGGTTGGATCGGCTCGTATTGACCGGAGACCGCGCGCTTGCTCAGGGCGCCGCGCGTGTCCGAGCGGATCAGAAAGTAGGCCCCGGGGATCACAATCGGACCGTCCGGGTCCTGAGCCAGCGCCGGCCGCTTGAGCGCCTGCCAGTCCAGACCGGCGGCCTTCCTCATCTCCTCGCTCCCGGCGTCCTCCGGGAGCCTCGTCCCGAGCCCGTGCCAGGGGGTCTCCCCGGCGTAGGCCATCGCGTCCACGTAGTCGGGCATCTCTTCGTCCTCCTTCTCGGCCGCACCATCGCCACCGTGACCCTTCTTGTCGGCGACCCGGCCCTCGCGCTTGAGCTGTTTCTCGCGCCCCCGCCCCGTTACCTCGTCTCTGCCGTCAGAGCGCGCGCCAAGACGCGCGCCTCGCGTTCGTCGAGGACCGCGACGACGCTGCCCATCGCCAGGTGGACCAGCCCGTCGTCGCACCGGCGGACCTGCAGGACGGGCCCTCCGCCCCTCGGCTGGATCACCGCCTCCTGAAAAACAGGACCCTCGGTCGGATCGACGCGCGACCCCGGGGTCGTTCCAGCTTTCACTCCGTCTCCTCCTCAACCCGAGCGCGGCACTCCTGCGTCAGCGCGTCCAGCTCTCGGGCGACGACGAGCGCTTCGCGCCGCAGGCGAGGCGCGTCGCGGCTCTCGCCGCGGCGTCGGCCGCGCGTCCGCTCCCAGTACGCGGCGGCGCGTTCTTCGATCAACGCCGCCGCTTCGAGAAGCCCTTGCCGGGTGTTGCTGTCCATTTTCCGCCCTCCTCGTTTCACGCGCCCTCCTTCTTCGTCTCGCTAGCCGCGCGGCACCGCTCCAGCCAGCGCTGCGCTAGGCGGATTAGATCGCGCGAAGGAGCATCGGTCTGCGGGGGGATCCCGGCCAAACGCAACCGCCGCTTTAGGCGAGCCCGAGCGCGGGCTACGGCGGCCGATCCCATCCGCCGCGTAGCGATGCGCCGCAGGGCGCCCTCCTCGGCCTCCAGGCTCACGCGAGGGCCTCGGACACCAGCTCCCGACACTCGCGCAGGCTGCCCAGCCGCAGGACCCGGCTCATCCAGCGCGCGGTGCGCTCGCGATCGCCGTCTGCCGCCACCCAGCCCTTCACCAGCTCCTTCGCCTTCGCGTCCATCTTCCGTCCTCCGTTGCTCATGTCCTTCTCTTCGGCTGGTCGGCCCGAGGACTTGAGCGAAAAACGCGCGGCCTGCTCGGTGCCCGGGGATCGTCGGCCTTTCGCCTCCCCCTATCGGCCCCCGGAGGGGTCCCGGCTACCCCGGCCGCGCGTCCTCCTACCCCAGCAAGGTCCGTACCGTCGCGAGTAGCGTTCTCCCGCCGCTAGAGCCTCGAAGAGCGACGATTCTCGTAACCCTGGCCGCTTTTTGCGTCAGAGTCGACCCGGCAGTCCGAACGCCAGCACGCGGCCCGCCATCAGGGCCCCCGAGACCCAGAGGGCCGTCTCCTCCCCGGCCCCCGCCCAGGCGACGCAGAGCGAGACCCCGGCCAGGACGTCGTACCACCGGGCCCTCGCCTGGTCGCCGCGACCCCGGGGTCGCAGTTGCCTATTCTCCGCGTCCGGCTCGTCGGAGCCTCGCTTCTCTACCCCCTCGGGTGGCGGCCTCCTGGTTACGAGGACGCGCATCTATCTACTCCTGAGGCAGCGTTCACTGACTTCCTGGGATGTCGGCGAGCGCCGACTTTCTACCCTTGCTTCGCACCTTCTGCGAGGGCCTCAAGCGCGTCCTCAACGGCCTTCGTGGGGTAAAGCATGGAATCACCCTGTAAAACCGCGCCCGGGCCGCCAGCGAACTCCGCGGGAGCCCTTCCAAAACGAGAACGTCACCTCGCCGCGCGAGGGCGCAGTCTCCGCGTCGATCCCGCGGTTCGAGCACCACGCCCTGAGCATCGGCCAGTCGTCGAGAGCCCGCTCCTCGCGCCTCTCGTGTCGGCGCTTCGCGGGCTCGCCGCCCCGGTACGGGACCCGCCGGCTCTTCCCCAGCGTAGAAGGGTCTCGCCTGCCCACTTCAGCCTTCCCTCTTTCGACGGCGGAACGGAGAGGCGTCGGCCTCCGCCCGCATCCGCAGATTCGACGGGTTCGCCGCGTAGTCGGCCAGAGATTCCAGCGCCGACTCCAGGTACCCGAGGACCTGGTCGTCCCGCGTCTCGGCCGCGTCCCGCGTCGTCTGCATCAGCTCGCGGAGCAGGTCGCGAGCGCGGGCCAGCCTCTCCGCAGAAGACGCGAAGCGGCGCGGGCCGGGACCGATCACACCCGACGACCGTGCCCCCCTCGGAGCCGCGCCTTCCCGGGTCGCGCGCCCCCGGGCGACCGGCGTCTTCCTTCGCTTGAGCTTCTTCACGCGCTAACCACCCTCGCGGAGACGGGGATGATCTCCACCGGGATCCCCGCCCGCGTCGCCGCCTCGATCATGTTCTTCGTGCCCCTGCTGTTCCCGTCCCAGAGCGCCGCCACGAAGTCGGGCCTGCTCCGGATCATGCACTTATTCCGGTGCACGCCGGCCGCGCGCCCGAGCCTCGACCACTCCGCCTCGAAGCGTTCGATCCGAACCCCGTTCGCCTCGGCCCAGCGCTCGCCGATCTCGTCGGCGCCGCGCGCCCCGCCCGAGACGAGGACGATCTGCTCGGGCTCGTACCCCCTCAACCGAGCGGCCAGACGCACGGCCAGCACGCCGTCGGCTCGCCCTTCGACTCCGAGCGACCGCGCGAGGCTCGCGCCGGCCACGTCCCGCCCCCCGCACACGCACACCCGCACGGCTAGAACCAGACCACGCTCTCGGGCAGGCCGGCGACGCCGTCGCGGAGAACCGATCGAACCCCTTCGAGGGCCGTCCTCGTTTCTTCGCTCGGGTCCTCGTACTTCAGCTTGACCCGAAGCGCCTCGTCGACTTCAGCGAGAGCGTGGACGAGACGCAGCGCGTGGAGAGCGGCCTGGTACTTCGCCTCCTCGCGGTCGCCGTCGAACGTCAGGATGACCTGCACTCTCGGAACCTCCTCTTCAAGTCGCGGATGATCTGGTGGGCGCGCTTGAGCGACTCGATCGCCGTCCCGGGAAAGTCGTCCCGCGCGCAGCATCCGTCGCAACCGTGGATCATCCACGCTTCCTCGTCCTCGCGGCGAGTCTCGGCCTGCCAGAGCGCGGACCCGACGGCAGGGTGCCCGACTCCGTGCTCGCACACGTACTCGACGAGCCCGGTCTCTCGCCGAATCTCCGTCCACTTTCCGCGACCCCGGGGTCGCGGGGCGTCTTCGGCCACCGGCTGATCTCCTCTGCCCGTCGCGGCGCGGATCCTGCGCTCCTAGAGAGTGCCTCCATCACCCCAGAAGGTGACGCTCGTCCTCGTCTTCCCTAAGGGGCCCGAGAAAATCGCCGATCTACAGGGGGCGTGTCGTGGCCGAGTTCTCGCAGCTGGTCGTTCGAGAGACGCGAGAACGCGGCGATGGCCGCCTGATTCGTCGACGGGAACGGGAATGCCGACTTCAGCGCCAGAGGGTCCGTCTCCCTGAGCTGGCGGAAGAGCCTGTCCTGCGCCGGGGCGACCTCGAACACCTTACCGTGCATCCCCCGGCAAAAAGGACAAGTCCGATCGTCGAGAATCTCCGTGATCTGATAGCTCTGCTCGCCCTGCGCCTCGGCCTGGGCAAGGGCCCCGAACTGGATCAGCCGACTCGTCGACAGGTTCGCGCCGATGCCGGTGCCCTGGATCCCGCCGCGCGCGACGGCCCGGTTGAGCCGAGTCGCGAAATCGCGGGGACTCGCCACTATCGGAGGGCGACTCTCTGGACTCGGCTCGGCGATGGATTGCAGCGCTCGGCGCAGGCCCGCAGGCGTCTCCGGGGCGACGTCGATCTCGTCCTGCTTGAACCTATCCGCCGCGACCGCGGCCTCGACGGCGTCGATCAGGCGCAGGGCCTCCTCCCGGACGCGCTCGGCCGCACCGTCCTGCAGGAAGCCGAAGAGCGCGCTCGCCGCGATCTCCGCCTCCTCGGGGACCCCTCCGTCGACGAACACGGTGTCGCTCGCGTCGCCGGAGAAGAAAGACGCCCCGAGCACGACCGCCGACAGCGCCATCGTGCGGAGGAACCCCTCCTGGCCCTCGATCACCGGGTCGAAAGAGATCGCGCGGGCCGCGTCCCTGGCAGCGTCGAAGTCGCGGCGCGCGACCGCGCGCCGGATCCTCCGCTGCGCCGGCCTCGCTACCTGCTCCAACCAGCGTCGCTCCAGGCGCTTGCGGATCGTGATCTCCAGCGTCAGGAACGATCGCGCCGACGGCCGAACGCTGCGAGCCCCCGGGTCAAAGCGCTCGCCGACGCTAAGCGGGGCGGTCACGTCCGAGCCCCAGGATCGCGAGCACGCCCGTCGCCAGCTCCTCCGCCCCCATCGGATCGTACTTCAGAGCCGGGTACAGCACGGTCGCGAGCTTCTGCCGAAACACCCGGACCTCCTCCCCGCGGAGCGCGTCGAGCTTCGCCCTGACTTCCAGCCACTCGTCGCCGCCTACGGCGCCGGCCTCCAGGTACTCGGCGACGGATCGCGCGAGCGCGGCCAGCTCCACCTCGGCCCCCAGCTTCAGAGCAGGTGCGCCGTCGGACCGAGCCCGCGTCCTCGGGCCGCGCCCGCGCGCGTCGCCGGGCCTGCCGCCGTCGATCCTGCTCCCCCCGCCGCCGGCGCCGGCCTGGTCGTCCTCCTCCCCGGCCGGCCGCAGCGCGAGCCCGGTGACGGTGTTGACGTTCTCCAGCACGCTCTCCGCGTCCGCGATGCCGGCCCCGAGCACGATACTCAACGCCGCGAGCTGCTGCGTCACGTCCCGCACCGAGAGAGGCCGGGACTTGAAGACGAACTGCTCGCCCCACCTGAGACGCGGCAGGATCTTGAGATTGACGACCTCGTCGAACTCCGCGCGCTCGGTCTGGAACACCTGCGCTTCAGCGACGAGCATACTCGCGAACGCGGTCGCGAAGTTCGTGCGCTCGCCCTGGCCGGTGAAGAGGTCGGGGAGCCTGAACGCGCGCTGGACGCGCCTCTCCGACTTCTCGATGTAGCCCTCGAACATGCTGTCCCGTTGCTGCTCGGAGCCGAACCGCTCGACCTGGACCTCCACTTTCGACGCCGTGTCGACGTCCCCCTCCGTGGCGAACGCCTCCATCACGGCCGCCTGGTGCCGGTCGGGCCCGCTCGCCATGAAGTGCTGGCGAAGCGACTGCTCGGCCTTCGCCGCCATGCGCCCGCCGGAGACGATGATGAGGAGAGGAGGCACGCCCCCGGCGTCGAAGAACTCCAGGTTGAACTCTTCCGCCAGGCGGGACCCGACGACGGAAGGCGCGTTGCTGATCCACCGAGGCAACCCGTAGGGGGTCGCGACGTCGTCCTTGAGCTTGAAGTGGACGACCTGGGTCGCGCGCTTGTCGAAGTCCAGGCGGTCGCCGTCCTTCGCGGGACCGCCTTCCGACCACTCGCCACTTTCCTTGTCCAGGTCGCGGGCCGCGCCCAGCTCGGCGAAGTAGATGTGCTTGCCGCCGACGATCTGGACGAACCGGCGCTCGCGAACGGACGCCGTGATCTCCACGCGCTCGCCGTCCCGGTCGACCTCCAGCGCGCGTTCGACCTTGTCCTCGTCCTGCAGCTTGATCAGCCGCATCGACTTCGGGTCGAGGCGGCGACAGAAAACCAACTCGTCGGCGGCGTTGAAGAGGCACTCCATGTAGGCGTTGCCGACCGTCTCCAGGTCTCTCCGGAGGCGCCTGCGGATCGGGAGGAACGACGTCTGCGGCCACGGCTCGTCGAAGAACGCCTCGACCGCGCGCTTCCTCTTCTCCAGCTCCTCCGGCTCGATCTCTTCGTTCAGTTCCGCGTCGTCGGGGTCGAAGTCCGCGTCGCCGGGCCCGCGCCTCTGGAGACCGCCCCCCTCGCCTCCGAGCGTCGGGTGCATGAGGTCGGCCGGCTCGATGTCCCACCCCGTCCCGTCTGCGTTCACCTCCATCGCGTCGATCAGAAGCGGGAGGATGCTGTTGCGCTGAACGAGCGTCTCCAGCTCGCGGAACGAGAACGGCGGCTCCAGCGCCGTGACCTGCTGACCGACGGTCTGGCCGGTCGAGGTGCGGACGAACTCGTCTTCCTCGGCCCGGGCGTCGCTCCCCTGGATCGGGGAGCCGGGGTCGATCTTGCGGCGCTCTACGGTCTCGCCGGTCTCCGGGTTCCTCGCGATGATCGTCTCGCCGCCGGCGCGACCGGGCCTCAGGGACTCGACCGCCTCGACGCCGAACACCTGACCGGCCTCCGCCGCCTCGCGGAGAGCGCGAGCATGAGGTCTCAAGAAAATGACGCGCGGACCGGAGTCTTCCGCCTCCTTCTGCGCTCGACCGCGCCGGCGCGGGACCCCGGCCTCGTCGAGTCGATCGCTGGTCTGCTCGCCCACGAAAAACGCCTCCTTCCGGCCCCCGGGAAGTTAGGCCGCCAGGCCCACTTCCTCCAGGTCCCCGAGGGTATCGCCGATCTCGGCGTCCACCGGGAACGGGATCTGGTGGTCCCAGCCGAACACCGTCTGGAGCGCACCTCCGGGCTCGGAGATCCGATTCACGGCGCCGGCGGCGTCCGCCACGATCTGCTCGGCGTTTCGCTCGGCCGCGTACCCGTAAGCAGAGTCGTGCGTCGACCCGGCGACCTGGAACTCGGGCCTGTCCACGCCGATCTCGCGGTCGATGACGACCAGCGCGTAGACCTGGAGATCCGAGAGCCCCCCCTGGACGGGGGAATTGATCGCCTGCCTCTCAGACCGCGACCGCATCTCCCGGTCCGGGGATAGGATCAGCGGGAGGTGCCGGACGCGGCCGAACGGGTTTCGCACGTAGCCGACCTTGCGAGCCAGCTCGACCTGGCGCTCGTGGTAGCGGCGCACGCCCGGGTACAGCTCGAAAAAGCCATCGTGG